TACTGTTCTTCGGTGAAAAGCTGCTGGACTGGGTGTGCTCGCTCGGCCCGCTTTCCGGCTTTGCCACCAAGTACCGTGAAAAGCTGCTCGGAAAGACCGGTCAGGTCACCCGGTATGAACGGCTGGGTCTGTTCCTTTTTGTGGCGATCCCGCTGCCGGGCACCGGCGCATGGTCGGGTGCATTGATCGCGACGCTGCTCAAAATGCCGAAAACCAAGGCGCTGACTTCGATTCTGTGCGGCGTAATTGTTGCAGGCTTCATTATGCTGCTCGGTTCTCAGGGTGTAATTGGCGTTGCACATTTGTTTTAACAGATAACAGCCATTCCCGCGGGAATGGCTGTTATCTTTTGCAGCAGTGAAAGAAAAATACCCTTTTCGCGCAAATGTCAATAGTAAATGCGAAAAAAATATAAAAAAATATAATCAGGCTTCCCGCGCCAATTCTTCAAGGCATTCCGCGAACACGATTTCAGAGGTTTTCCAGCCCAATATTTCACGCGGATAATTGTTTATCCATGCTTCCGTTTCCTTGATGTTCGCCCGGCTTACCTTGTTGAAGTCGGTTCCTTTCGGGTACTTCCGCCGAATCATTTTGTTTGCACACTCATTTGACCCGCGTTCGCAACTTGTGTACGGGTGGCAATAATACATTTTGGTTCGTCTGCCTTTCCGTAGGATAGACCGTTCAAGGCTCTTCACGTCGGAGAACTCCCCGCCGTTGTCTACGGTGATTGTCTGGAACACGCGCGGAAACAGCGCCCCGAACCTCCGTTCAATACGGTTCAGGGCGCGAACTGTGCTGATTGCGGTTCGGTCGCGCATTTTCTCTATAATTTCTTTTCGCGTCAGGCGCTCCGTCATAACCAGCAAGGCACACGAACCCTCTTTGCTTGAATATACGGTGTCCATTTCCCAATGCCCGAAAGTGATTCGCTGGTTAATCACTTCCGGGCGTTTTTCTATGCTCTCACCCCGCGGGGCGCGTTTCGTCGTCTTTACCCGGTGATAGGGCCGCTTGCGCTTCGGCTTCTCCGGCAAGTCCTTGTTCGTCAGGTTCAAGAAAACACCCTTTTCAATGTAGCTGTAAAACGTGCTGACACAAATAGAGGTTTTGAACGTCCGGCCCTCTAACTCTATGTCGGCAAGGGCCGCGGCGGGCGAACGGTCTTCTTCAATGACCTTGCGCTCCAAATAGTCGGCAAGCTCGCGGTCATTGCCGATTTTCAGCGGTGCGCCTTTTGCCGCGAGGTTTTCGCGGTATCTCCGTTCTGCTCCGTCCGGGTTGTATCGGTCTTCCGTAAGCCATGTTGCACCGTCCAGCCACTCCCAACGGGAACGCTTGATCTCTCTGTAAATCGTGCTAACGTGAACGTGAAGTTCCGCCGCAATCTGCTTCGGCGTATCGCCGCGGTTCAAGCCGTATTCGATTTTCCGCCGATCTGTAAGCTGTAAATGACTGAAACAATGCCCCATGCTATAACCTCCCAAAATGCGAAACCCGCCCAAGCTATCAAGCCGGGCGGGTTTTGTTCCTCTTTTCAGCGGTTCCCCGCAAAAAGATTATAACAATATTTTTATACTAACGCAAGTATAAAAAACTATTGCTCATTTTCTGTCAGCCATTCCATAGATACGCCAAGTATCTTCGCAAGCACCGCAAGTTCATAATCGGTCACAAAGCGGGTCCCGATTTCAATTCTGCTTACGCTGTCCCGCTCCATTGTAATTCCTGCAACTTGTAGCCGCGCCGCAAGGTCTGTTTGCGTGATATTCAGCCGGGCGCGTGCTTCTTTGACGCGATTTCCGCAAAGGTTCTTTCGTCCCTTGTAGTCGTATATCTTCAACCGCCGATTCCTCCTTTTGTGTTAAAGGTCTGCATTTTTCTTGACTTTAACACAATAAGCGTTGATAATTGTGTTAAAGGTCAGAATCCAGAAAAAGCAATGCTCCCGGCCTTTGAAAATAACGCAAGCCGCCCGGACGCTGGGCGGCAGAATGGAGGATTCCACATGAAAAAGGTTCTATCTCTTGTCCTTGCGGCGGCGCTTGCCGCGTCCCTCTCCGCCTGCGGCGGCGCTCTTGTCGATCTGGACACACCCAAATCGGAGGAACTGACGGCGCAGTATGATTTTTACCCCGATGCCATGAACGCTATTCGGGCAGATATGAAAATCACTCCCGAACAGGCCGATGAAGTCTTTATCGTTCTGACTTCCTGCGGCCTTGACGGGAAGATTACAAGCATTTCCGAAAGCAAGGGCGTGTATACCGTCTATTATGGCGGTTCATCCCTCGACGTTGCACTTTCTGACGGTGCGGTTGAAACCGTCTATTCCGGGCGTGATATGCTGTACCCTGAATATCACAAGCATAACGTCTTGATGGACTATGACTTGACCGTAAAGGACGTTAAAACGGGTTCCGGCGATAAAATCGGTGAATACGCCTATATCCGCATTACGAAAGCACAGCTTCAAGCCATTACGGAAGAAAACTACAAAGAATTCGTTGAAACCGTCGTCAAGGACAGCGGCTATAACTGGGTTGCAATCCTCTGTGATGACGGCACGGGTATTTGTTTCCCCGGTTCTATGTACTATGTCGGTACATACGGGAAGCAAGATACCGACGGTTCTATTCTTGAAGATTACGGCGCTATCACGCTGGACGAAAACGGCGGCTATACATACGAACAGTTCTGAACGGCAGGAAAGCAAAAGCGACGGGCGCAACGCCCGCCGCTTTCTTTATGCCTTTTCCTGCTCCGCGTCTGCCGCGGCCTGAACCTCTGCCGCGAACTGCTCCGGCGACAGTCCCAACACCGCCGCCGCCCGTTCGTCCATCAGCGATTCGATCATATCGTTTATGCTGTCAAACCCGCTTGCCTTTGCCGCTCTCTGATATACAGACTTTTTGCCTTTCTTTACATACGGGTAAAGCCTATCATAATTCTTGTCGTTGTATTTCCGCTTCGCGTCTGTCGCGGCTTGCCCGCGTGGGTTTCCATATTTGCTTGCCATTGTCACCACTCCTTTACTTGTCCATTTTATCACGCTGTTTATACTAACGCAAGTATAAAAACATACAATCTAACGTTAGTATATTTGTGCATCATTCCAACTTGTATTTATACTAACGTTAGTATATAATCATAATCAGAAAGGGAACCCAAAGCCGCCCGGTTGTCGGGGCGTATAGTTCGACAACAGCCAACCTTACGGGCTGACACGAAAAGGGAACCGACACGGCATACAATGACACTTCAACATCTGGTTTTATATATGGGGGTAATCAATATGAAAAAGTTCGAGATCGGCAAGGAATATTTTGACCGTAGCGCCTGCAATCACGATTGCATTTTCACCATCAAGATTATCAAGCGCACCGAAAAGACGGTGACGTTCGAGCGTAACGGCAAGACCCGCCGCGCAAAGCTGTTCTTCGATGAACGCGGCGAATATATCATTCCCGAACGTTATTCTATGGCCCCGGTCTTCCGTGCTGAAAACGAGGTTCAGCCGGAAGAGGAACCCAGCGTCGAGGAAGCCACCGCCGAAACGTCCTGCGGCGTTGAGATCGTCCAGCCCGCCGATGTGAACACCGTTGTTGTTATGGTGGGTCAGCGCGTCGAACGTGTCTGCGGTGCTTGCTATCCTCCGCAGGGCGGAACCGTCATCGGCTTTGTTAGCCTGCCTGATACCCGTTTCTTTCACGGCGGCGTTTTCGCTATGGTCCTGTATGACGGCGCAAAGGCTCCTGAACGTGTCCGCCTGTCCGACATTCACCGCCGCGGGTGGCGCTCTCCCGGCGGTTCTCCGTTGGGTGTGTTTGTCGCCTGACGCTTTACCGGGGCGGCGGTTTCCGCCGCTCCCTTTTCGCGCCGCTGTATCTACCGCAACGGCGCAAAATTTTTCTGCTTTTTCGCATTTTCCCTATTGACTTTATACTAACGTTAGTATATTATAAGAGCATAAAGAAAGGGGGTGACAAGGTGAAGAAGAAAAAGAAAAAGCCCACGAAATCGCGGGTCGATGTTCGGACCATCGTAATAACCGCAATCGTGGACTTTCTGGTAGGGCTTGCGTTACTGATAATTGATAAGCTGACGTAAGCCGAAACCCCGTATTCTATGGGCGGGTTCACCGCCCACCCATAGAATACACTTTTTCTTCTGAACTGTCAACCATGCTTGAAAAACTCGGAATCTTCCTGATCGCTGTTGCCGTTGTGAAACTGATTATCGCCGCCGCGGTCCATTACCGCCGCAAGAAAGGGGAATGAACATGAAAAGAACTGCAAACAAGTTCCAGCGGGCCTATATGGTCGCCAAAGCCCGCGTGCAGGAAGTCGAATCCCAGCAAGAAGCCATCGAAAAGAAGTTCATTGCCGACAAAGGCATTGTCAATCCAGACGGCTCCGTTCCCGAATTCCTTTACTGCATGGAGGATGACGCGGCCTTTGAAAAGGCGAACGACGAATGCGCCGCGCTGATTGTCTCCGCCGGTCTTGAAGAAGAACTGAACGCCGCCCGTTCCGTCCTGAAAGCGTCGGAAGATAGCTTGATTGCCTACGGTCTGTCCCTTGCTCCCGCTGGGGTCCGGGCCACGTTGGAAAAGGCCGTTCAGCACAACGCCGCAACCCGCGCAAAGGTCCTTGACCTCGCGTTCCGGCTTGACGTGTCCACGGTCAGCGCATAAGATAAAGGCGGGCGGCGCAAGCCGCCGCCCGTCCTGTGGTAGAATGTGTGGGTTGTTTATGAAAAAGATTGTTGATTGCTACATATATCGGGGCGAATGGATTCTTCCTTTTGAATCCGGCTGGTTTCTGGAATCCGAAAGTTGTTCCGGGAAAGTGGACGGCATTCCCATTTATAGGGCATTGTCGGACGCAAAGAACGCCATTCGCAAGCGTCTTGACGGGACCCAAACCGCCGAACCGCGAATAATCGGAACCGCGGGCTGGAATGAAACTTCACAACAATATTTTATCGAAAAGCGCGAAAAAAAGCCCGCCGGGGAATGACCCCCGACGGGCTTTCGTTTTTGTCCGAATCGGACGTGTTTAGTTTTCTGCTGGTTCGGTCTGGACGGCCTGTTCTTCGATGCCGACAAGCAGGCTTTCCACGGATGGGGTGTCGATGTAGCCTTTCAAATTCTCATTCGCGCCCCATGCTTTCTTCGCTTCCTCCAAAGCGGCTTCGATCATTTTTTCAATATCGCTGGACGTGAAAAGCAGTTTCAGCACCGCCGGGATTCGCTGATAAATCCAGTCCGCGACGGCGGCATATTTCAGGGAACCCGTACCGCTTCCGAACTGCTTTTCGGCCTGCGTTACAAGGTTGAAAAGGATTTGCTTCAAAATCTTTGTTTCGCCGCGCTTGATAAGCACGGCAACCACCGCGAGGAAAGCGACGACGACAAGCACGCTGTCCCAATTCTTCGCAAGGAATGTAAGAACGTTCATTTCTGTTTCTCCTTTCTATCTGTCAGCCAATGACGGTACAGCCGGATTCAGGGACCCAGCCCAAACCGTCGATGTGTACGCCGCACTTGCGGGCCGGATAGTAATACTTCACCGTATACGTTCCGTTTACGGTCTTGCCCTGTCCGCCGCCGTTGCTGTCACGGTACAGCGGGCCGGAATACTTCACCTTTGCACCGACGCGCATTTTCGGCGCGGTCGTACCGCTCCCGACGGCCTGCACGTCCGCCGCATTGACCCAGCCGTAAACGGTAGAACCGCCGCCGGGCTGTTTGATAAGGTGGTAGGGGTGCTTTGCGCCCTTTGCAAGTGCCGTTACCTTTGCCGTTCCCGGCTTGCAGGCCGCGCCGCTTGCCGCCGCCGCGTTGGTGTAATTGGTGTTGCCCGTAAAGCGCACCACGTCGCCCACAGCGAACGCAAGCGTCGCCGGGGTGGTAGTTGTGCCGCTTGGCTTTGTCGTGCTTCCTGCGCCGTCCTGTGCGCCGCCTGCGGTGTCGTAGGTGATATACGGCAACTTCCCGTGCTTCGTCCACTTGCGCCCGTTCATGCCGGAAATAGCGCCAATGTTCAGGCACGCCGTCACCTGCACGCAGTTCTTGAAAGCGGGCGAACATTCGATGACCTTTCCGCCGCCGATGTATACGCCGATATGACCGGGCAACCAGACAGCTTCACCCGGAACAATGCCGCTGAAATCAGCGGACACGCCGGAACACTTCGTAATCATGGTGTCGGCCCCAAGATCGGGAACGCCGTTGGAAGCATAGGCCGCGCCGCCGTATGGCTTCGCGGCGTTTCCGCTCCAACCCCAAAGAACGCCTTTGATAAGGCATACGCAGTCGAACCCGTAGACGGGCGGGTTCTTATCCGCCGCCGCCCGAATCATCGCCGTTCGCGTGGCCTGCTTGTTGTACCTGTGATTTGTGCAATAGCGGGACACGTTCGCGCCCGTCAGTGGTGCGCCGAAACAGCCCATGACGTACAGCGTTTTATAGTTGTCCGCAATGTTTTGCAATTTGTTGATAAATTCAGACGCTTTCATTTTGCCTGCTCCTTTCGCGTCTG